CCGGTGTTCTACTCGGTGCGGACAGTAGAGTTCGACCCTACGACAGGAAGCAGGCGTCGTTTGGCATTTTACCCCACGCCCGACGCCACCTATGTCTTGCGGGTTCCGATGCTGCTCAGGCCGACCATGATCGATTCTGTAAATCAGTACCCGGTAGGAGGTGAGCAGCTGGGCCAGCTTATTCTGGAAGCGTGTCTCGCAGCCGCCGAGCACAATTTCGAAGAGAGGGAGCACGTCCACGAGAACCGATTTCTCGAGCTTCTTCCGCTCGCGATTCAAACCGACCAGGAACGCGCAGGTGCGACATCGCTAGGCCGAGACGCGCCACGCAGTGAACGTCGATACGGCAGTGATTACGACTCTTACTGGCTCAGATCGTCACGTCTGGGAGCGGTCTCTTTGGATGGAACGGATTTATGAGTAGTCAAAGCACGCTCAACCGAGATGTCAGCGACATTAACTAAAAACACGTCAGGGAGGGGGATCTGTTATGATTTTCCATAGTTCGCCAACCACCATTACCACGGCAGCAGACGGTAGTGCCACTGTGTACATTGGCTCCACGATCCGTGGATTACTAATCGCTCTGAAGTATTCACCGGGAACCCTGGCCACTGGCGCGGACCTAACCATTACCGGCGAGACATCCGGCATACCGATTTTGACGGTGACCAATGCTGGAACCAGTGACGTGTTCTACTACCCTCGCGCCCTAGCCAATGCAGTGGCGGACGCTGTTGCTGAAAGTGCGAGTTCGGAATTCATTCCGATTATTGGGGAGCGCATCCAAGTGGTTGTCGCACAGGGCGGTAACGCCACAACAGGAACGATTGAAGCGATTTGGATGACTGCCTCGCCATTCTAATTAAGGATGTCTGTAATGTTCGTGCCGGTCGTTATTTTGCATAAGGCTGGATATGGCGTGACTTACCAGCAGACGGACGAATTCACTACAGCAGATCCTGCTCCGGTGGTCTCTCCCCGCACGGCTGAACCGGGGCCGGGTACGCTGACGTTCATCCAGACTCACGCTTCAATGGCGATTTCCAGCGGCGTCCTGGAGATCCCCGTGGTTAACTCCGCGGCTGCAGGTGACGGCAGCACAAGCAACGTCCGTGGTGATGCAGTTACACGGACTGCTGGACGCATGTTTCTGTTGGATGTTCGGCGCGACGCGGACAATGGCTCTAGCTGGACGCATCCGGTATTTGGGTTTTTCACGGCCGCAACTCCCAGTAATGCCAATAACGAGGCGTCATTCGGATTATTGGCAGACACAGCGCGAGTTGTTTCGCCTGGAAATCCAGTTATTGTCATTGCTGATTACACTGTTACCACAATGCACAACTATGCCATTGTGTTGAGGGCAACAGGATCCTTCTTTTTTATCAAAATAAGCGGAATATGGACTCTTCTATGGGTGGGGGACACTGGCTCAACAGCCACACTCTATCCTGCACTAATCGCGAGATCCGAAATAGCGGGCGAAACATCAGGAGTGGACAACTGGCGGGTCCCGTCAACACGCTGGACGCCAACACCACTAGCAAGTGATTCGTTTGATCGAACCGATAGTACCACATTGGGCAGTACCGACGGGGCCGGCGCAGCGGAGAGCGGAGGTAATGGAATTGGATGGACGGAGACCAAAAGCAATTCAGGAGAAGGTGAAATAGTAAGCAACAAGCTGCAGAACACAGGGACAGGGGCGGGCGATGATGTCTTGTGTGATGTTGCTGTCAGCCAGAGTGACATTGTCATGCAAGTCAAATTGACGCCATCAGATTGGGCGGCAGCAGTTGTCCGAGCGAATGATTCGACCCCATCCGATGACCATTGGGAGATTCTGCTAGACGCTGTCGGCAACAGTTTCGAGATCAACGAATATGTCAGTGGAACACCTACGACCAGAGCGAGCGCATCGGTCACGATCACGGCTGGGACAGAATATGCCGTGCAGGTAGTTGCGGATGGGACAACGATTACCGCATATCTGTCAGGCGCGAACAGGATTACCTATGGCAGTGCATCAACCCAGCAAGCAGCTACACGACATGGTGTGAAGCTAGACAATAAAGTTACAACCATTTTTGCGGAAGCCGACGACTTTGTCTTGTGGGCGAGAGATCAGACAGGTTTCCCGAGCGTCTAAGGCAGCTACATTGTGTTGTTCTGAGCCGGGCGTTGTCCCGGTGTTGTCATGTTCCTCTGGGCTAAGGCCCTGTTCCTCTTCCTTTTGAGAAAGGATGTCTATCATGTCGCACCGAGTCCATTCAGACCTGTACCGCGTTCCCAAGTCCATGGCGGATCCCGGCAACGGAGGCACGATCCGAGTCAGTCAGGACCTGCAAATCTGCGAGATGGTTTCCGCTGCGCCGGAGACCCGTATCCTTGCCGCTCCCACGAAGTCCGGCATCCGCTTGGTGTTGCGGCTCATGACCGATGGCGGAAACGTAGTTGTGACAGCTGCGGAGGGCCTTAATGCCTCCTTAGAAACGGAGGCTACATTTGCGGACGCGAGCGATCTGCTTTCGTTGATTTCTGTCTCGACAGCGACCGGGTACAGATGGGAAATCGCTGAAGGCAACACTGGCGTCACGCTGGCGTAGGGCCGGTTACCCGAACGTGTTCCTCTGGTGCAACTTGCACCTGTTCCTACCTTTTTGAAAGGGTTCCTCTCATGGGTATGTCCCCTCAAAGAATACATCACGACCTTTATAGAGGGCCGAAGTTGCTGGCAGATCCCGGCGACACTGGCACTATTCGCGCCACGGCCGACCTCCAAATCTGCGAAATGACCACGGGCGCTTCGGGAGAAACCCGAACGCTGGCCAATCCGACCAAGCCCGGCATCCGGCTCGTCTTGCGACTGAAGACGGACGGCGGCGGAAATGCGGTAGTGACTGCCGCCGCCGGCCTGAACGTGGCGCTGGAAACGGAAGCGACGTTTGCGGACGCCTCTGACTTCCTGTCGTTGATCTCGGTGACGATTACCGCCGGATCATTCCGTTGGGAAATTTTGGAGGGGAACGTCGGGACGGTTGTATCGTCGGCGTCGCCTTCGAGTACGCCTTCGAGTTCGCCGTCGGCGTCGCCTTCGAGTACGCCTTCGAGTTCGCCGTCGAGTTCGCCGTCGAGTTCACCGTCGAGTTCACCGTCGGCGACGTAAGGATGTCCGATTTAACCATCATCTACATGACCGCCAATCGGATGCCCCAGCGTTGGGTTGATTTCCACCTGGGGCATCTGCTGGCGGCGGTAGGTGATTTTCCATTGATTACTGTGTCGTCTAAACCAATGGACTTGGGGGAAACGAACATCGTTCAGGACGTGCCATACGGGAGATGGGGCACGTTTCTTATGTGGAACAAGGCCGCCAAGGCTGCCAGAACGGAGTACATTGCCATCGCTGAGGATGATTCCCTCTATCCTCCAATTCACTTCAGGCACTTTCGGCCGAAGGCAGATGAAGTGGCGTACAACATGGCCCGTTGGACGGTCATGTCCTGGCACAAGGAACCTCGGTTTTCGCTTCTTCGGAGACTAGGCGGGTTCACGATGATCTGCTCAAGGGAGTTGATGATTGCAGCGTTGGACGAACGAGAGGCGAAGTACCCACGAGGCCATCCGCGACCGGGTGAAATTGGCCGCGAGGATTCAGACGTCCGAATGCATGTGACACGTCGCAAGCACGTTGAATGGTGGTCGCCGATTGCCGTGGTAAACCTGGCACACCCGACGGGGGTGTCGCCAACGTATCTGAATAACCCAAAGTTGAAGAGGCAGGAAGGCGAACTGAAGGCGACCGAGATTCCTTACTGGGGCAAGGCGGCCGACATCGTGGCCCACTACACAGGAGTGGCTTAATGGACGCAGACAAAGTGATCTTGGAGATATTCGCCACCGAAGACACCAGCGACAACTTGCCGCGATTGCTCAAGAGAGGGAATCGCGTGGACCTTGGGCGAGTCTTCAAAAAGCTCCAATTCATGAAGGGCGTGGAAGTGGGCACACGGAAGGGCGAATTTGCTACGGCCCTTTGCGACGCCAACCGCGACATGCATTTGTGGTGCGTTGATCCATGGATGGCCTACGATGCTGGACATGGCGTCGCGAGCCAGGAGAGGCAGGAGAAGCTGTACGCGCACGCCATGAATCAAATCAAAGGACACAACATCACTGTCATCCGTAAGACGAGCATGGATGCGGTGAGTGAATTTGAAGATCAATCGGTTGATTTTGTCTACATCGATGCAAACCACCAGTTTGATTTTGTGGTGTGTGATCTGATTTACTGGGCGCCAAAGGTCCGAATGGGCGGCATCGTGGCCCTGCACGATTACCGACCAGGCCACTGGGCTGGCGTTGTGGAGGCGGTAGATGCTTACACGAAGTGCCACGACATTCGCCCTTGGTACATCACCAGGGAGAAAGAGCCCACCGCATTTTGGGTGCGGAGGAGTTGAATGATCGCGTCGTTTTCATTTTTTGCGCGATTCTGCGGCGGTCCTGGGGAGATCCGCGGAATTCAGATGGCCGATAGGCTGGGAGGGAGGTTCAACCCAGAGGATGGATATGAAGGTGATGTATGCATCTACATTCTTGGCCATTGCCCGACAAGGGAACCTTGGCGTGCGTTTCACGACGTTATCGACTGCGGCATCCCTCGCTTGAAACGTGTCAATTGCATGACGCAAGGTCCCGTGATTGCTGTGTCCGAGGAACAGTTGACAGTGCTGCCGGATTATTTTGGCACTAGGCCGCTGTACCTTATTCCTCAGCATCACTGCAACTTTGACAACGAGACTCGCCCAGACAGGCCGGTCAGGACGGTCGGATGCATTGGTGGAGACTCTGCCATCCAATGGCCGCATCATGCCGTGGACCGGCTGATGAAGGAGATCGGAATGGAGTGGCGGTTTTCGAGCGACTACAGCCGACGGCACAAGGTGGTCAGGTTCTACAGGGGCCTTGATATTCAGGTAAGCTTTCGTCCGACACACACAAGGGACCTTGTTCGCCACATGAATCCACTCAAGCTGTCCAACGCTGGCTCATTTGGGATTCCAACGGTAGCGTTCCCTGAGCCAGCCTACACGAGGGAGTGGACGAATGAATGCCTGTGGGCGGAAAACATGGGTGAAGTCGTGGCTCAAGTGCGTAGACTGAGGGATGAGCCCGCGTTGTACGAGGAGATGTCTGCTCGTGTCAGGGAGAAGGCGAAGGGATACCACATTGAGCGAATTGCTGGTTTGTATCGGGCGCTAGTCGAATGAACAGGGGATCCGACTACGCTCATTTTGAGCAATGTTCAAGAACCGCAGCAGGTGTTGTTGTGAACATGTCGATGATTGTCCCGGTACTCAACAGCCACGAAGTGGTGCGTAGGCATCTACTGCACTGGGGAAAGATGGATCTGCCGGATGACGTGGAAATCCTCATCATGGACGACGGTAGCGATCCGCCCTTGGAGTTCGATAAGGCGATAGTCCCCGACGTAGTGACAATTCACAAGACGGGCGAGACGCGGCCATGGACCAGCTCTATTGCACGCAACAAGGCGGCGCGGATCGCCAAGGGCCAGAACCTGCTGATGGTTGACGTGGGCTACATCATCCCCAAGAGCGCGATCATGGAGGTCCGCGAGTTCACCGGCCAGAAGATGCAGTTCAGCCGCGAGTTTGGCGTGCTCGATGAGAATGGCAGTTTCACGCAGGATCGTGACGTCTTGCTTGCATACGGGCTGTTGCCAGATCGCTACAAGAGGCGTGGAGTCAAGCTCCCGTTTCACCCGAATACTTACGCCATGAATCGCGAGGTGTTCTTTGAACTAGGCGGGTATGACGAGGGTTTGGTGCTAAGGCGACAGTACCCTCAAGGTGAAGACAACCTGTTCAAGCGGCGCTGGTGGCAGTGGGAGCACGCTGGAAAGGGCCGAACTCATAAGCACCAACCACTCATCTATATGTTTCCTAGGGGTCAGTTCTGCGGTGACGTGGACTACAATCCTTTCGGGCTATTTCATGATTTGACCCGCAAGACGAGGACTAACGTCTTCTGGCACCGCCAACAGAGAGGACACACACGATGACAATATGCCTAGTGCGCTGTCCGTCTCCGTTCCTGATCGACGAACGGGCCTTTCCGCCTCTTGGGCTGCTGGCGGTAGGCGCCGGGCTCAAGCAGGACGGTCACGATGTCGTTGTTCACGACAGGGAGCTGGAATATCTGCCAACCGATTACGACTACTACGGCTTCGGCTGCACTAGCCCGGAATATCCTTCGGCTCTGGATTGCATGCACAGGATCAAGGAAACGAATCCACACGCCAAAGTAGTGGTAGGGGGTCCGCATCCCACACTCGTTCCCGAACAGTGCCAGGAAGATGGATTCGACTGCACCGTCGTCGGGGATGGCGAGTTGGTCGCTTCACGAGCGTTCTTTGGCGACGACAAGGTGATCTATGCCGAGAGTCGCCCGCTGGACGAATACCCCATCCCTGATCGAACCTTGGTGGACATCAAAAGCTATAGCTTCAAGCTGAACGGCAAGCCTGCCACCACGGTCATGAGTTCTCGCGGATGCCCCTGGAACTGCTCGTTCTGCTGCAAAAACACCGATTGTGGCGTGAGACTCAACAGCGCGGACCGACTGATTAAAGAACTGGACATGCTGCATTGTGAGTTCGGGTACGACGCCATCGGGTTTCCAGAAGACATATTCATTGTGAACAAAAGGCGAACCAGCGAAGCGTGCAAGTACCTGAAGCAGCGCGGAATCATCTGGCGGTGCCTCGTGCGAGCGGATCTGATTATCAAGTACGGGTACGAATTCATCGACATGCTGGTTGATTCGGGCTGCATTGGCGTGGGGATAGGAATCGAGTCTGGTAGCGACACGATACTGAGGAACGTCAATAAGTCCGAAACCGTCGCGCAGATGCGAGAGGCGGTCAGGATGCTCAAGAATCGGAAGGTGTTCATAAAGGCGTTCTTCATCATCGGCCTGCCTGGCGAGAACGAACAAACGCTGGCCGAGACGGATCGATTCCTGCGTGAAGTGCAATTGGACGACATTGACGTCAAGATATTTCAGCCGTATCCCGGCAGTCCGATCTACAACAACAAAGAGATGTACGACATCGACTGGGACACCATGCCGCTGGAATACACGTTCTATAAGGGTCGCCCGGGGGAATACTACGGAAACATCCGCACCTCGGCCTTGAGCAGCGAGCGCATCGTGGAGGCGTGGAAGTATTTCGAGGAGACGTACAAAGACTGGTCCAACGCCATTGAAAGCATCATGGTAAACGAGAAGGAAGATGAGTTTTGCGCGTGATATCTGCAAAACAGGCTGAATGAAACTATGAGTATCTACGGCCCGGCCAAGTTGATTCACCACCTTCCTCTGATACACAAAATCGGCAAGGAGGTGTCGGCGCCGGTCCACATTCAGTTAATTGTGAGCGATTTGTGCAACCAGTTCTGTTCGCTCTGTGCCTACCGAGATGAGACATACCCCAGCAACCAGTTGTTCGGAATCGGGGATGGAAGCAACCGGAACAATAACCCGAACAGGATGATCCCAGGGCTGAAGGTTCTGGAGGTTCTGTCCGACGCGCATGAGATGGGCGTAAAGGCCATTCAGTTCACCGGAGGCGGGGAACCGACGCTGCACCCAGACTTCAATTCGTTCCTAGAATACTGTCACGGGCGGTTGGACATTGGGATAGTAAGCAACGGTGTACGATGGACCGACAGAACGATCGAGAATGGCCGGCAAGCGATGTGGGTGAGGATCTCGATCGACGCCGGAACCGCCGAGACCTACAGCAGAACCCGCAAGGTGTCGACCAAGCACTTCGACGCAGCCTGCTATACAGTGCAGAGGCTGTCAGAAGCGAATGCAGTGTTGGGAGTCGGGTTCGTTGTTACTAGGGATAACTGGCGGGAGATTGTCGAAGGGGTGAAGTTAGCGAAGGACTTGGGCGCCAGCAATGTCCGACTGTCCGCCGTCTTCCAGTCTGAGGACGCCCGCTACTTCGACGGGTTCTACGAGGAGGCGTCTGCACTGTGTCGTGCGGCCAAGGAGGAATATGACGGCGACGGATTTACGGTATTCAATAACTTCGGGACCAGGCTCTCGGATCTTCATGCGAAGTCTCCAGATTACAGCCTGTGCGGAGTGCATCACCTGACGACCTACATAGGCGGTGATCAGAACCTGTACCGGTGTTGTGTAACCGCTTACAACGAGCTGGGGCTGCTGGGCTCCATCAAGGATATGCGGTTCAAGGATGCATGGTTCAGTGATGCCGTGCAGGACAAGATTGCGAGATTCGATGCCCGCTCGTGCCCGCGGTGCATGTATAACGATCAGAACCGATACATCCTTTATGCCATGCAGGACCAACCAGCCCACAGCAACTTCGTATGAAATGCTCCCTCTGTATCGCAACAGTGGCCGACAAAGCCGATACGTTGTCGAGGGTATTGGATTCGATCTTTCGGCAGAAGCCAGAGTTCGCGTTCGATGTCATCGTGGCCCATGACACTTTGCCTGAAGTAGTGGATGCTCGCGCGATACACCTAATTGCCAGGTGTCGCGGCGAGTACCGAAATCCGTCTATGGCCCGCAACCTCGCTATGCGACGTGCCAGCGGAGAAGTGTTGATCCTGCAGAGCGACGATGTGGTACACGATGGACCAGACGTGATCAGGGACTTGGTTGACCCGTTGAAGTCTGGAGCGGCGTTTCATTTGGCTCGCGTGGTCAACAGCAGGGACCAAAAGGAGTATGTTAGCCGGAGAAGGCGAAAGCCGTATTTCTTTTTAGGGTCGGTGCTTCGGGAGGATGTATTCGCGATCGGTGGAAACTGTGAAGAGTTCACGGAACCTGGTTGCGACGACAAATGGTTCGCGGACTGCCTAATGTACGGCAGGGGTTTGCGTCCGGTGTTTCGGGAGAACGTATCCGGCACGCACATAGACCATCCGCGAACTGATTTAAGAGGTCCGCACAGGCGTATGCGAGCACTGTACAAGAGGAAACGACTGGAGGCACAGGCCGACCCCACGAAATGGATTGGGGGGCCAGCATGGGAGTTCTGATTACTGGAGCGAGGAGCCATAACGAAAGGGAAACAAGGTGTCGACAGATAAACTCCTGAGCGTGATTGTGCCCGGACGCAACGAGCAGTTCATGCGTCACACCGTGGACGACGTATTGGCACACAGCAGCGAGGACACAGAAGTCATTGCAGTCTGCGACGGATATTGGCCAGATCCTCCGCTGGAAGACCACCCGCGATTGCAAGTGATCCATTTCAGCGACCCGGTCGGTCAGCGGGCCGCCACGAACGCCGGAGCCAGGTTGAGCCAGGCTAAGTACATTATGAAGCTCGACGCTCACTGTGCAGTCGACGATGGCTTCGACGTGAAGATGCTGGACAAGATGGAGCCGGATATGACCATGATTCCAGCGATGCACAGGCTGCACGTCTTCGATTGGATGTGTGAATGTGGAGAGCGTGAGTATCAGGGGGGGAAACCCGACAAGTGCAAAGAATGTGGCGGATCGGATTTCACGATGGCGATGGTATGGCAACCTCGCATCCAATACGCACCTACTGTGGCATGGCGGTTCGACTCCAGCCTTCACTTTCAATACTGGAGGCAGTATCCCAGACGACCAGAGGTACAGCCGCAAGTTGACGCAGGGCTAATTGAAACGATGACGTGCATTGGCGCATGCTTCCTGATGGAGCGGGAGCGTTTCTGGGAATTAGGTGGGATGGAGGATCACGGAAACAGTCAAGGATGGGGACAGTATGGGACGGAGCTGGCCTGCAAGGCGTGGCTGTCCGGAGGAAGGATGGTAACGAACACTGGGACTTGGTTTGGGCATATGTTCAGAACAGGAAATTTTTCTCGCAACGGGTCGTCCTGGCCGTATCCGATTTCGCAGCGGGACATAGATGCAGCACGCGCCTACTCGCGTGACATCTGGACCAACAACAAACACCCCAAGCAAACACTGCCGTTGTCGTGGCTACTCGAACATTTCTGGCCAATTCCTGGGTGGATAGAAAGCGACCTAGCGAAACAGAAAGAGCGTGAGGATAGCGTCACGGGGGCCGAGTCATGCCTAGCAAGACAATGATTCTCCGATTCCCGCGTCTTGGTGTTGTAAGGCGGTTCGGCTTGCGGCCGGAAGGTCGGCAGCCCGAATACGCCACGCCGTGGGCGGTGAATACCCGTCTTGAAGATGCTCTAACGAATCGCCTTCGCGGCGGCTCTTTCACCGGAATCGCCGCAGGTGCGAGACCGGAAGCTCGCTACCGTGACCGCCTGCTCACGTTCAGCACGAACGCCATTACTGCTACGCGGATGGGCGACGACACAGACACCACGCTCAGTTCGGACGTATCCGACACGATGCGTCCAGCACTCTTCCAGTTGTCCTACGGGGGCGCAACTGGCGGCACCGTAGTCGCCCTGGCCCCTCATAAGGATCAATTCCTGCTCGCATGGACAGCCGACGAGACATGGGTTCAGCAGGGCGACCCGCATTCAGGACCGAGGCGGCGCGTGTCAGATGAAGTGGGAATCATCGGCGCGGACGCCTGGTGCATGGTGGAAGACACGGCGTATTTCATGTCAGCCAGCGGGTTGTATTCAGTCGGAGCGGATGGAAGTGGGTTGACTGCCATCTCCGAGCACAAGATTCCCGAAGACCTTACGGGGATCTCGGACTCATCCCTGAAGCTCACCTACAATCACGCCACTCGCGGCGTGTTCATTACGACGACGACCGGCCTGGACTGGATGTACGACATCGAGCGTCAAAGCTTCTGGCCGTACGATACAGCCGAGACGGACAGCCACGTTCTGATCGGCCCGTTGCAGCTTGGGCAGCCCAACAGCTTCGGGCGGGTACTTCATCTGAACGGGAACATTGCCGCCGGAAGCGCCGACGTGACGTGGCGGCTGGTGACGGGCGACACTGCCGAGGCCGCGGCGGCCAACGGCAAGGCCGCGATCACGGCTTCACTAGCTGCAGGCGACTTCTCAAGCTACGTCTCGGCGAGTGGCTTATGGTCGGCCGGGCGGTCGAACCGGGCGTATCCGCGTACGAGAGCTGTTTTCCTGGTATTATGGCTATCAAGCGTAGGCAGTTGGGCCTACGAAACGTCTTCGCTTGAAGCAATGCTCAGCGGTAGTTGGAGGTAGTAACCATGCCTTGCGATCCAGTCCCACAGCAACTTATTGGCCAGTCTCCAATTTACCATGTTCTTGAGGCGACTCCATATTCTCCGTCGTGGTGGGTTACTCAGAATATCGACAATATCCCATCCGAGTCGGTTGGCTGGCTAGTTGCGCAAGGATGGCAGATTACCGACATCACTTACGACAACACGACGGTTCCGCCGACACCCTCTTACGCGATGACGCGGCAATCGCTCCAGAACTGGCTTATTCTCCAGTCGCTTTTGGAATCGTATACGAGGGCGAAAAACGAGGCGGACACGAACGTTACGGTGCGGTACAACGACGTCCTCACCAGCTGGGCGCAGATGCTGGACACCAGCCATGACCAGTTTGAGGAACAGTCTGAAGAACAGGATCTTCACGCGACGTTGTACCTGGGCAATCTCGACACGTACATGAACGAAGTGGACGGTCTGATTGAGGCCAATCAGGCTCAACTCCTTCTGGAGTCCAGCGAGGCGAAAGACAAGCTGACGGAAATGCACGCCAAACTGGCAGATTTGGAAACGAACGTCACTTCCAGTACGACTCAGATTGAAGCCTTGTTGACAACGCAGGACGGATACCTGACGACGTTTTTGGCGGACCTTGCTGCCAAGCTCGCTGACTTGGACACCAACTACTCGGCGCATTTGAGCCAAATCCAGACGCTTCTCACACAGGGCGATACCGATCTTTCGGCGTTTGCGACAAGCCAAACGGAACACTTGGACTCCTTGGAATTGGCGTATGCGGACTACGATGCCGAGCTCGATGATATGCTGTCGAACGCCAAGATTGACCTGTTTAACGTGACCACCGACATAGAGGCAGTCTTGGATGGCCTTCAAGGCGAATACGACACCATGGATACGGAGGTGGATGCGTTACTAGCGCTCGGAACAGCGGAACTCACTACATTCGCCACCGACTACGGAACGACGGTGGACCTATTGATTACCGACTACACCACGATCGCCACGGCCCTGGACTCCGAGCGTACTACATCGAATTCCGCATTGTCGACATTCGAGACCGACTTCGGCACCAAGGTGGATTTGCTCGAGACCGACTACACTGCCATCGCACCGGACTTGGATGCTGAACGGGTAGCGGCGAATAGTGCGTTTACCGACCATGCTGCGAATTACACCAATGAACTCGCCAACCTGCAGCCTGAATACACGACGCACTCTGACGTGTCCACCGCATTTCTGGTGGACCTTGGAGCGACGGAACTAGCTCGCATCAACGAGCATTTCACCTCAACTCTTTCCGCGCAGTTGCAGGACTTGACGGATCGTGGCCTGTATTCAAGCGCAGTCGCGGTGGACATTAAGTCTCGAAACGAACGGGACAAGGACGAACAAATCCAGGCTCTGAACGATCGGTTGATGCGTGAGAAGCTGGAAAACCAACACCGACTGTACGGTCAACAATTTGCGATGCGTGATAGAAAGCTCAATGCTGCGGATCGCCTACACACAGTCGAGCAAGAAGTCCTCCGCGGCAATGTCGCTCAACTGACGAGTCGTTACGGCCTTCTGCAAAGCGCCCGCGATAGGACCATCTCTGGCATCGATCGAGAGCACAACGTCAAGCAGGACGTGCTGTCGAAGAACGTCGCCCAACTCACAAGCCGTTTCGGCCTGCAGCAGAGCGCTCGCGACAGAACCCTGGCCGGAATCGATCGCTTGAATGCTGTTCAGCAGGAAGTGTGGCGATACCAGGCGACTACGATTACCGGACAATATCAAATGCTTCAGAGTCTTCGTGACCGCACGATCGCAGGCCGGCAGTCGTTGTATGCCGTGCGTGAAGCGTACACCAGGCTCAGCGTGTCGATTGAATCGCAACTGTACGACGCGACTCGCCAGATCAAGCAATTACTGACGGAGGAAGCAGCGCGGCTTCAGAACCTTCGCCAGGCAGTTACTCAGTGGAACGCCGGGCAGAGAGACAGGTTGTTGGAGCAGCTGTCACAAATCGAATCACAGCATTTGGCCGGCATCGACAGGCAAAATGCCACAAGCCAGGACGTGTCACGAGTTACGATGTCCGAACGCGAACGGCTGCTAGGCTTCCTCCAGGACGCTGTGAATGGCGTCATTTCCGGCAAGGAGCGTTACTCGCAGCTGACGTTGCAGCAGTCCGCACTGCTGGCCGAACACAAGCACCGTGCAATCGTCGAAAAGATGAACGAGTCTGCCCAGCGACTTGCTGGCCTTCAGGCAAAGCACGACGAGTGTATGCGTCTGATGGCCTACCAGCTGGATGAACGCAACAAAATCCTCATCGGCGTATACGGTTTTGTTGAACGGCGAGAGGATGTTCCGCCGAACTTCGAGGCTCTCGTGCAGTTGGCCACAGGGCTCGGAGATGCTGGGGGAGGTTGGGTTACCCCTTAGTTATGCGGGGAGTCTGGGTTACACCGTAGAACTACTGTTTTTTGTGTCAACTTTTAAGGGAGAGATTTCAAGTGGCTAATCCAACTACATTTCCTGGTGATGTTGTATGTTCAGGGGACCTGCGGCTGACTGGAAGCGTTACGCCCCTGAAGAACAAGTCAGCAATCCTGGCGAACGAATCCAAAGAGCAGGTTGTGCCATTTTCGTCCTTGCGGGTCTGGGACGCCTTCGGCACCCTTCTGCCGGCGACGCCCGCCACCGATGACCTTGGATTGGTGGGCGGAACGTTCGCCACCAATTCGCCGTCGGTTCAGACGGTGGACTTTGGCGGAACAAGTACGACGGCGTACGCCCGCTTTCTGGCCGAGATTCCGCAAGATTATGTGGCTGGACAATCGTTCAAGTTGCGGTTCCACGGCGGGATGCACACCACGGTCGCTGATACGACCTGCACGCTGGACATCGCAGCCTACAGGAGCGATGAAGAGCGCGGCATCAGTGCGGATCTGGCTTCTGCCGCCGTTGCCAACAACATCATGTCGCTGTCGTATGTTGACGTCGATTTCACCATCACGGCAACAACATTGAATCCTGGCGACATCCTGGATGTGCGCATGTCGATTAACGGTGTGGATTCAGGTGACCTCGGTGTCGATATTCGCGGTGTCGTTGGGTCGATAAAGATGGTCTACGACGGCCGGTAAATGTTCCGCAAGCGAAAGAACCCCACCCCTGGCTTTCGGATGACTCCGCCATTTCACCCGATGTCGGGTGGGCATGCTACGCTGAGCCCGGGAGGGGTCTTTCCGCACAGCGCGATTGTGCAGGTGGCGAAAGAGGACACGGAGGACAATTACGTCACCTGCCGCGGTTTCGATCCGAGGATATCCAAGTTCATTGACTATGCCGCCGGAGACCCGGATAAACCCGGCATTCCGGTAGCCAAGCCATACGGCAAACGCTATCCAGGAGTCTATAGCGTAGCCGAGGTGTATCAGGCGTTCCTGCCTCTTCAGAGCACCAATCCTAGCCCCTCTGATGTGGAATGGAGGGTGCGGCAAAACCCCGGATATGCCGTTGGCGGAGGACTCGGCGGTCATCCACAGAGTCTGAGCGAGAAGATCGACTCGCTGTACACTCTTGAAGGCAAGCTGATTAACTACTTGCTGGTGGATGATGGTAGTGGTGGTGGCGGCGCATTAGACGCCATCATAACCTTTACTTGCCTCACCGATCGGACTCGGGAAGTAGACGCGAACGGATTGAAGTTCGGGCAAGCGACGGTCCTGATTACGGACAAGCTCGGCTTTGCTGGTGAAGCCATTGGCGAGACAGTCACGGCGGTATTTCTCGATAGCCGCTGGCTTGAAACTGTGGCCGGCTGCCAAGGAATGGCAATTTATCAGTCCGGTCAATGGATTGTCGTTGAATGCCAAGGTCTTACTGCTGGCTTCTGGTGCGAGACGCAAGAGGATCGAACTACTGGCCAGTCAGGCGCGCCGGACCAAGACGTCCTGGTAACGGTAGTTCAACAGACGGGCCATGCCAACGACGACTTTCCTCGCGAGAACTGGCATGAGGGTAGTAGTTGTAGCGGCAGTGCAGTATGGGTGCTGGTGGAGGCGGCCCCCGGATCTAGCTGGATTAACACGATTCCGTGTCCTTCCGGCTGTATGTCGAAGCAGGATCCCAATGAACTGGATCTCGACCCACTAGAAAGGACGTTTGTTTCTCCGTGTGTCAGTAGTGGGCCTCCAGAGGAATCAGAGATCAAAGTTCGTTTTCTGGCCGGCACGTTTCCACGAATGCGAGCCGGCGCGCTGTGCTACGTGCTGCTCGACAACGACATCACGAACACGACTGACAACACGACAATCCGGTATTACGTCGTCTATTCGCAGGAACTCGTTGACGCAATCAGCGGCACACTGTCGCAGACCGTTGTTTGCAAATCGCCTTTCACTGTTGACGCAGTGAACAACGATTCGCCGTGGCCTCACAATCAGCCGATACCGGCCAGTATGTTTCCGCTGACGATCCTAAATACTCGTCACGCCGGAATGACTGGCGATAGCTGGGCCGCGACGTGGAGCGATGAATACCAGGCGTACGTGTGCGTCGACATGGAAAAGGTCGCGGTCACACTCCCAGTCACACTTGAGGCGTCATACGATCAGTTGACAGAGTGCGTAACCATCGGAGGAGCATCTCAGACAGTTTATGTCGAGCGATGCGACACAACTACGACGCCGTTCACGCTGTTTCAGTACCGTCCTGAGCTTCGGAAGTTCGTGGATGAACTCGAATACGAGGAAGGCCATGCCCAAGGCAGTTGTACCGGCAATGCAGAATGGACTCGTCAGACGCAAGGGGGCATCTGGACAGAGACGACTCCGTGTTCTGCTGGCTGCATGTCGGCGCAAGATCCCAATGATCTGCAGATCGACCCACTAGAAGTGACGTTTAGTTCTCCGTGTGTCAGCAGTGAGTGCGATGCAGTGCTGCGATTGAAGTGGATTAAACAGTATGTTCTCACTCTATGTACTCCGGGGATACCAGGCGCTGACGAGATATCATTGGAAACCAAGGACGTTGTGGTTGACTTCTACGACAACGATGGGTGCTTGGAGCCGGTCTACAGCGAACTCATCGTGTTCGGCCAGTGCGGAGACAACGTTAACGGCCCGCCGATTCTCTGCGTGACGGACTTTGTGTGTCCAGACCCATCGTCTTCGCCATCATCGTCGCCATCGTCGTCGCCATCGGCCTCATCGTCTCCATCTTCTTCGCCGTCGTCTTCGCCCTCAGCGTCGCAGGATCCTTGCGACGGCGACTGTTCATATATCTGGGTGCAAGAATTCGAGGAAGATCCCGGCGAATGGCTCCTCTTTACTGATACATGCCAGGAAAACCCAGGGTGTGTGTGTGCAGGGCCTCCAGCGTATGCTGGGTTTCCTGGTCAAGTAGTCCCCGTTGCGTGTGTAGACCCGGCGTGGATACCCCTTTAATGGTGTGGGTCTGACAATGACACTCATGGTAGCCGGCGCATCGCTGATGAGTGTGTGGAGCAACGACGGGACGCTGCTTGATGTGATCGAGTATAGCGACGCGAATCAGGTGTTGTGTGAAGCCTGCTGCTGTGTAACGCCCGTTTCATCACCGTCAGCAACACCCTCAGCTTCGCCATCAGCTTCGGTTTCGGCTACACCGTCTGCATCGGTTTCGGCGACACCATCTGCAACTCCGTCTGCATCGGTCTCTGCGACGCCATCAGCTACGCCTTCGGCCTCGGTCTCGGCGACACCGTCGGCCTCGGTTTCGGCTACACCGTCAGCAACGCCATCAGCTTCGGTCTCTGCAACGCCATCTGCAACGCCATCTGCGTCGGTGTCTGCGACACCATCGTCTTCGCCATCATTATCGGGCTCATCAACGCCGTCAGCGACGCCGTCTGCGACGCCATCGGCGTCGGTTTCGGCTACACCGTCTGCGACACCCTCAGCCTCGGTCTCAGCAACACCTTCGGCATCGGTCTCTGCGACGCCCTCAGCTTCGGTTTCGGCTACACCGTCAGCAACGCCATCGGCCTCGGTGTCAGCGACACCGTCGGCGTCAGTCTCAGCAACGCCGTCGGCGTCAGTCTCGGCAACGCCGTCGGCGTCAGTCTCGGCAACGCCGTCGGCGTCGGTGTCAGCAACTCCGTCGGCGTCGGTGTCAGCAACGCCGTCAGCTACGCCGTCTGCATCGGTGTCAGCGACACCTTCGTCGTCGCCATCGGCGTCCGGCTCTGCGACGCCGTCAGCAACTCCGTCAGCAACTCCGTCAGCCTCGGTGTCAGCTACGCCCTCAGCGTCGGTGTCTGCGACACCGTCTGCGACACCATCGGCGTCGGTGTCGGCAACGCCATCAGCGTCGGTCTCTGCAACACCTTCGGCATCGGTCTCTGCTACTCCGTCAGCTACTCCAT